TCATTTTGTTCCTCCAATCGTCAATATGGCGAGCGCTTCCGCTTTTTCTCTGACAAAGCGATTGCGCAGTCCGCCGATAACAGTACCACTCCCATTGCAGAAGCCGTTTGCACTCCTCCATACGCCGCCGTGAAGCCGCACGGAATCACATTCGGCGATGAGGAAGTCATAGATTGCCGCAATTAGGTCATGATCAAAATATGCGTCATCCACATAGGAAAGGTTCGGATGCCCGAGCTTCTCGCATGCCGTCTGCATAAGTTCAACGCATCCGCGCGGGCCGTTCTGCACCGCCCGTGAGAGGATGACGGCACGCATGGCGGTTGTGTGCTTGTCGGCGCAATAATTCTCCTTACAGAGCAGATCGGACGCGCGGCCGTAGTAATGATCCTTGATGTATGCGTCTTGGAGCATGCCAAAGTTGCCGGAGTCGATTGTGCCGATCTCCTTCCACTGGCGCTTAAATTCCTCACTATTGATCTCAAGTTCGGACAGGACGCGCCCGTAATTCGCGAGTTCGTCAACGGGATAGTCGCAGAGCCATGCAAGGAACTCCTTCACACTGCCCTGCGCACTTGAGAACTGATAGAGTCCGTAGCTCACGCCGCCGAGGTCTCCACTTCCAGATGACACGCACGCAGGATCTCCGCTGCTCTCGTACTTACGCGCAAGTACTGAGATTTTCTTTATGTCGTCCTGATCCAACTCCTGACGTATCCGTGTGACTTCCTCCTCATACTGATCGCTGTTCGATGGTGGATTTTCTGACGGCGCTCCGTAGCGGTAGTAATTGGCTTTCCCTGTGATCGTTCCATCGTCAAGGAGTGCTTGCAAGTTTACTCCTGGACATTCAGTTGCCATCAGTTCCCCATGTCCGACGATGTGCTCCCGATCGGTCGGTATGTCGTAGTCCTCGCAGAGATTCGCGATGAGCATCGCCGTCCGCTCGATCTGCGCCACTGTCGGCTGCGCGCTCGAAAAATCGCCGGACAAGTGGATGCCGACGGTGTGCGCGTTGTCCCCTTGTGCATGTGCTCCGATTGCCCAGACGGGGCGGCCGCGCTCGACTGTCCCATCTTTTCGGATTACGAAGTGGTATCCGATTCCCGACCATCCTTGATTTTGATGCCATCCGTGGATGTCTGCCGCAGAAGCATCGATGTCCGCCTGTCCAGTGTGATGGATGACGATCATATTTGTTTTCGTGCGCTTCGACAGCTCCCCAAATCTTAGATTCGTCTCCTTAATGTTGACTCTTTCCACTGCGCTTTTCTCCTTTCATGTTTTCCATCGGGTGACGAGTCTATTTGCCGAGAGCAACCCCGCCCAAAATAACGGCAATAATCTGCCATGTGGTGATCTTATTTTTTAGTTGCTTCTCCCGGCGTGCATGCTCCTGTTCATTTTTCTGAAATTCAAGGCGCGTACTTTGCAAGGATTCGTTCGCTCTCTGCAATGCGCTCGCGGCATTCTCGGATTCGCTCCCCAGTCCCATCAAGCGCTGTTTCAGCTGTGCGATTTCGCTTCTCTGCGCGCTCAATTCTCTCGATAGCTGTAAGGTTTCTCTCTGTGAGATTGTCAGTGCTTCTTTCGATGCTCTCAGCAGTTCTTGCAGCTTCTCCGATTGCTCCTTCAACGTTCTCATTCGCTCCTCGGATGCGGTCAGCTCCTGCCGCGCTTCGTTCAGTGCCTTGTTCGATTCGTTCAAGGCTACGTGCGCTATCTCCAAGTCCCGCGCGGATGCGTTCAATGCTTGCACCTGCATCGCGTTGTTCTCTTTCAGTCGCGTCAAGTCCTCGTTCGACATTGATACGCTCGCCTCCTGCGGGTTCTCGGTCGCCGAGCAGATACCATAGCCCGACGATACCAAGAACAGCAAGCACAAACACGCCAATGAGCATATAATTTTTCTTGTCATACATTGCTCCTCCTTGATTCTTCATTTTGTCCCCTTCTTGCTAATAACAGACCGCCCAAGAAATCCGATCAGCCCCGACGTGACGTTGCTGGATAGTTCGGGGGATCCGTAAAAAATGGACAGGATTGCCACGACGACAAGCCCCGTCCCGACCATCCAATCAACCGGAGGCAGTCGCTCCTGTTTCAACATATATCTAGTCTCCTTTCTTCTTTACAAGTGCTCCACGTTTCTTGACGAGCGCGACAAGGCCCTTTGCTTCCTCAATCCCCGAATTTTGCATATTCTCCAAAATGGATATAAATTCTGTTGTCGCAAGATATCCGATTGTTAGATTGCCTGCAAATGCCGGAAGGTGGGCATGCGCGAGCATAAAATCCAATACCAACGATGATGTAACTACGCCGATGTAGGTCAATATCTTATGCGCAAATCTCTTGCGCATCTCCTCGCTGCGGATATAGCCAAGTCTCCGTGCAATACGGATACCGCAAAACGCCTGCCAGAGCGTTGGGGATTCCGTTCCATGGTCAATGATACATTGACGAGAGAGTGACAGCCATTTCGTGACGAGGTCCACGACGACCAACCACGCAAAGGCGATAAATATCTGTGCGTGCTCCTGCGCCGTGATTGATACGATGCAGGATATGGCAAGTTTAACCGCCCAATCTTTCTGCAAGCGTTGCAATACCTGCATCATAATATCCACGCTCCTTAACTCCTTTCCGTGCGCAGAAAAGCCGCCATGTGTCATGACGGCTTTTCTGCGCACGCTATTTTATCCTGTGGTGTGTGTGACAACCCATTCTGCTACCTTCTCGCGGTACGTCTCCTGTACAACGGGAAGATTCTTCGGGTTGTCCTCCGGCACGAGCACATATTTCCCCCCCTTCACGAGTATGCCGTATGCGACGACCACCCAACTGTAGATGACTGCTGCCATGTTACTCACCTCCTTTCAGTTTCGCCTCGAGCGCGGCGAGGCGCGTCTGCATGTCGATCATGCCCTCCATGACGGCAAGCTCCGTTTCGGGGATGGGCTGCACGTCCTGCACTTGTGGCTCCGTTTCCTCGGGCGGTGCAGGTGTTGGCTCTGGTTTTGGGATCTCGATCTGCTCCCACTTGCCGCCCTTGTAGCAGAGATCATAGCCCTCCTTGGCAGCGGGTGGCTTGACCTCGGTCATGTTGCCGGGGATTTGCCATGCGCCGCTGATCGGGCTGCGGTCGGTGTCGTCAAGCGTGCGCTCACCGATGTACTTGCCATCGGCGGCGTAGGCGTAGACTGTTTTTGTCATGTCGTACCTCCTCAATATTTGATCTGTGCGATCAGTGAGATCGCCGGCGGCTGGACCGTTGCAGATGCACCATATATAGGATTGGATCTACTTGCGTCAATCCCTAACTGTGCGTAATTGTGTGCCTCTGTACCAATGCTCGCACCGTTGGAATCAACCTGTGTTAAAGTTACCGCCCCACTACTGCTAAACGTCGGTGGATTGATGCCGCGCCGTTGGCTTTGATGTACCCGTCTCTGAGTGTGGGACGCAGAATGATGTCGCCCACCCTTGCGCCGTCGCGCACATCGTCGACGATCCAGACGGCATTGCCATCCGTGATTAGTTGCCCTGCTTTAGTTGTCATGTATTACGCTCCTTTCGCGCACTCAAAAAGCACGCCGTGGAGCGTGCTTAGTATCTGATGATCGGGATGAGTTTGATTGCGGGCGGCTGGACGGTTTTGCCGCGTCCGTAGACGGGGTTTGACTCTTTCGCGTTAAATGTCCACTTGTTGTGCCCGCCCCAATTACCTTGGATATAGCTAATGTTATTATGGTCTTCTATTATTGTCGAAAACGCATTATTTTCCCCCTTTACAAAGCCTCTGTTGTGACCTGCCCACAACCAACCGCTTATATTCGGCAGCCCAGGCGCGACACTCGCACCTGCGCCATCCCCCGCAAGCTGCACCAT